TCACGATCACCGGCGACGGCACGCGCGCGCAGGCGACCGCGACGATGACCGGCGTGATCGAGGCGATCACCGTGACGAACGGCGGCTCGGGCTACACCGGCGCGCCCACCGTGGGCCTGACTGGCGGGAACGGCACTGGTGCGGCCGCCGCCGCTGTGGTCGAGGTCCTGGCGAACCCGGTGGTCGCCGCGCTGCCGGAGGTGCTGAACGCGCTCCTCGCCTTCTCGGTGGTGGACGTGGACGATTCCAGCCGGGACGCGGCGATCGACGCCCGCGAGACGATCGGGTCGGAGCGCATCATGCCGATCGGCGTGGCCGCCCGGGTCTTCGACGTGGATGGCGCGACCCCGATCACCCGGCCCATGGCTCCGCGGATCCTGGGCCTGATCACCCGGGTCGATTTCCAGTCCGGCGGCAAGCCTTTCGAGCCGTTCGCCAACCGGCAGATCTACGGCATCATCGGCACCTCGCGGAACATCGAGTTCGACCTGCGCGACGGCTCGGTAGAGGGGCAGCAGCTGCTCGCCGCCGAGGTCTCGATCGTCGTCCAGGGCGAGACCGACGTGGATGGCGCGATTGCGGATGGCGGCTACGTCTTCATCGGGACCGACAACTGCGCCACCGATGGCGACCTCTGGCAGCAGGCTCATCAGGTCCGCGGCGCCGATCTGATCGATGTCGAGCACATGCGGCTCACCCGCCTGTTCCTCGGACGGAAGATCAGTGCATCGAACGCCGAGGCCTGGATCAATAGCCTCAAGTTCAACCTGCGCGACCACAAGGCCGCGACGGACATCCTCGGCTACAAGACCGAGTTCAAGCCCGACGAAAACTCCGCCGAGGAGGTCCGGGCGGGCCGGCTGACCGTGGATCTCGGTATCGAGGAAGCTCCGGTCTTCCGCGTCGCCAAGCGGAAAGTCCGCCGCTACCGCCAGGCCGTGAACGATCTCGTGGCCGACATCGCCGCGCGCATCAATGCGTCCTCGATCCTCTGACCGGGCGCAGCCCGACCACTCTCACCGCTGAAGGAGCGCCGCGATGCCTGCGCAGTACCCCTACATCATGGAAGCGATCGACGTTCGGCGGGCGACCCAGCCCGACACCTCGCGTCGGAAGATCATCAAGACGATGGCCCTGCCCGCGCTGACCCGTATCACCGCGGAAATGATGTCCGGTGGCTCGATCGCGAAGATGAACCTGTCCTACCCGCAGATCGAGGCGCTGGAGCCGAAGTTCGCGACCCACGGTCCGGATCTCGACGTGCTCCGCAACTTCGGCCTCACACCCGGCAACGCCATGGATCGGTGGGTGTTCGCCGGCTCGATGCGGATTCGGCGCAGCGCCGCGCCCGTCGCCGCCCGCGCCATCATCGAAGGCGTGGTCAACACGTGGGAGCCCGACGAGAACACCCCGGGCGAGCTGATGGGCTGCAACCACACCTTCGCCGAGGTGACCCACTACGAGCTGAGCATCGACGGGGAGGAACTGTTCTACTTCGACGACGACGAGAACGTGGCCCGGTCCGGCGGCAACGACTGGTTCGCCGCCACCCGGCGAGCCCTCGGGATCTGATCAGGGATGGGCTGAACTCAGGGGCAGCCCATTCCCTTCATCACGTCGATTGGCGTGTAGGGCAGCGGCCGGCCGTCGACGATCCTCACCGCATGCCGCGGATGAGCGTCTACGAACGAGCCGGTCTTGCCGTTCACCCAGACGGCAAACGATCCGCGGATCTCAAAGATCAGGTTGGGGGTCTCGCAGTTTGCGCCTGACCGGCAATGCACGAACTGCCGACCCTGCACAGTTCCCTCACTGCAGCTGAACGAGCCGGCATCTCGACCGACATACGCGATGATGTCCGACGCGACCGAAGCTTGGGCTGCGCTCGCTCCACACGCCGCCACTGCCGCTCCCAATGCGGCGGTCACGCTCATCCAACCCATGCTGCCCTCCTGCGTACCGCCGTAGGTTGCGTGCACACGGGGCAACGTCAAGGAACCCGATGGCTCGAAAGACACGCAAGGCGCGGTCGCCGACGCCGCCCTCAACGCCTCGGATCGAGCCACCTCGCTTTGTGGCGCCAATTCCGGACAGCCCCGTAAATCTGGTGCAGCCCATCGAGTACGGCGGAAGGGTGTACGCCCGCATCATCCGGCGGCGGCCGGCGAGCGGCGTGCTGGGCCGATGGTTCGAGCAGTTCGCCGACGACGGCGAGCCCATGATCTGCCCGGTCGACGGCGAGCCCCACCTCAACATGCCGATCTTCGTCGACGAGGCCGGCGAGCTCGTGCCTGACGCGGTGCTCAGCTTCCTGGACGACGATGACCGCCAGGCCGTCTTCGCGGATACCGACCCTTTTTTTCCCAAGCGGCTCGCGGCTGCCCTGGAAGTTCTGAAGCGGGACTTACCCCCTTCGTCTGGCGGACCTGCCGAGCCGACATCATCCGCTTCGTAGGAGGCTCCCGCGCCGAGCTCGACGCCCTGTCCTGGGCCGAGCTGACGCGGGAATGGTTCCAGGCCGCGCGCCTCGCCGGAAAGGGCTGACATGGCCTCACGCACCGCAGAGCTGATCGCCAAGCTGACGGACCAAGTCAGCGGCCCGGCGAAGGGCATGGCCGGCGCGCTGAAGGGCACCGTCTCGGCCCTCGACGCGCTGAAGGCCAAGGCCGGCAAGCTGGACGCCTTCAAGCAGGCCAGCAAGGCGCTCGACGACGCCTCGCAAAAGTTCAAGCTCGCCCAGCAGAACCTCCGCAAGGTCAAGGCGGAGATGGATGCCGCTGGCGACGGCGGGAAGAAGCTCGGGGCTGCGTTCCGCAGCGCGCAGCGCGAGGTCGACGCCGCCAAGGCCGCATTCAAGAGCCAGGGTCAGGAGGTGCGCGCCATGCGCGCGGCGCTGTCCGAGGCTGGCGTGCCGTTGAACCGGCTGGCGGCCTACGAGCGGCAGCTACGCGGGGAGATCGATCGCACGACGGCATCGCTTCAGCGGCAGAAGAAGGCCGCCCACGAGGACCTCGGCGGGGCCGGCGGGCGGGGTCTTGGCTCCCTCGGCGGTCCTGGTGGTGGGGGTAGAGCCGGCGGCGGGGCTGGAGGTGCCGGGCACGGCGCGATCGTCGGCGCGGGCCTCGCCCGGTTTGGCGCTGCCGCGGCCGGCATTGGAGGCGGCGCCTATATCGTTGGGGACCAGATCCGCCGGGCGGCGGCCTCGTCGATTTCGTTCGAGCGCAGCCTGATCGAGGTGGGCAAGGCCACCGACACGAGCGGCGCCGACCTCGAAGTCTATTCAGAGAAGCTTCTCCGGTTGGCCCGCCAGACCGGCAAGTCGAAAGAGGAACTTGCTTCGATGCTTTCGCAGGCGGGCTTTGCTGGCCGCCCGAAAGAAGAACTGATGGACTTCACCGAATACTCGGCGAAGGCCATGGTCGCGTGGCAGACCGGCGCAGAAGACACCGGTCAGGCGCTGGCCGAGATCGGTAATATCTACGGCGCCAATCAGAAGCGGATCGAGGAAATCGGCGACGCCATCAACACGATGGCTGACAACTCGGCCTCGCGCGAGAGCGACCTCCTGGAGTTCATGCGCCGGGCGGGCGCGTCCTCGAAAGAGGCTGGGATGTCGGCCGAGAAGATGCTCGCGTTCGGCGCGGCCATGAAGGAGGTCGGTGTCCGCAACGAGGTCGCAGCGACAGGCTTCGAGGCCCTGCTCAACGTGATGAAGCTGGGCGAGGAGTTCTCGAAGAAGGCCGGGGAAGGTCTGAAAGGTCTCGGCATCAACTCGACCAAGATGCGTCGCCAGTTCGTCGCGAAGCCGGTCGAGACAATCCTGATGCTGCTGAACAAGATCAAAGACGTGGCCGATCCGCTCAAGCGGGCCGAGATCATGACCAATCTGTTCGGCAAGGAGTACCAGGACGACATCGCCAAGATGTTGAACGCTCTGCCGCAGCTCTCGAAATACCTTGAGCTGATGGGCGACAAAGCGAAGATCGCGGCTGGTGGCGTGCGATTTCAGTTCGGCCAGAACATCGACAAGGACGTGTCGAAGATCGACCGCGCCACCCAATCGATTGACGTGCTCTACAAGCGTCTCGGTGACCCGATCAAGGTCCAGGCCGGTAGCATCGCCGAGCAGATCAACACATTCGTGGACCGCCTGGAGCAGGGCGACACCATCGCACAGCGGCTGATGAAGCGCCTCACCGGCAATGAAAAAGGCGACAACGTCGTCATGCCGGAGAACCCGTTGCAGGACTGGTTCGAGAAGAATGTTCCGTACCTGTCCGGCAAGGAGTGGAACGACTGGATCGACAGCAAAATCGGTAAGACCGGCGCCGATACTGAGCGGATGAACCGGGAGGATGTCGAGGCGCGGCGCGCGGCTGAGCGTCAGAGCATCCTCGATAAGCCCGGCGATATCGAGACCAAGATCCAGCGCCAACGCGAGGCGCAGGTCCAGTCGCGGAAGGAGGCGGCCACCTCCAGCGGTCTCCGTCGATCGACGGCGATGGAGCAGGTCGGCCGGTCGGACGCCGAGATCAAGCGCCTGGAGGGTGAACTCGCCCGGGCGTGGGAGGCGATCGGCGAGTTGCGCTCCCGGGAGAAGCGGGAAAAGGGTGCCTTCGACGTCGAGGGTCCGACCGGGAAGGACGTGGAGAGCCTCGGGCCCGGCCGGTTCGGTTTCGGCCTGCATGGGACCGACAACTTCACGCCTCGCACCGTTCCGCTCCCGCCGAAGCGCCCGGACGGGCTCGGCGGAAGCGCGGTGGCGGACATTGATGCGGCGAAGAAGAAGGCCGACGAGCTTAACGGCACGACCATCGCTCCCAAGGCGGATGCGTCCGGCCTGGCTCCGCTCGGGACGGCGGTTGACGAGACCAAAGGCAAGCTGTCCGCCCTCGACGGAATCACGGTGCGGCCGACTGCCGATGCCAGCGGATTCCAATCGGCACAGGCGGCGGCGGACCGGTTGCTCGCCACCATCCGGCAGATCGGCCCGGCCGCGCAAGCACAGGCC